GGGACATCCGCGCCGCTGTCGCCGTGATCATCGCGGGCGCCAGCGTTGCCGCATCGACCGCCGCAGCCGTTGGGCAACCCGGACGACACACCGCGTCGCACCGCCCCACAAGCCTCACCGCGACCCACCCCGCCTCGTCGGGGCTGACCGCATCCCACACCGCGAGCCTGGAGGCGGCTAATGCCTGACGTCGGGGACACCGCCACTCTCACCCTCACCGTGTCGCCCTATGACGGCACCACCTCGACCGCGGTTGCGGTCACCACCCCGACGGGCACGACGTCTGCCCTGTCGGCGTCCAGCGCGGACGGTGGGGCCACCTGGACCGCCTACCTGCCTCTCACAGAGGCCGGGGCATGGGCGGTCGTGTGGACCGTCACCGGGCAGGGCGCCGGGGTGCAGCGCGACACCGTGTATGCGCTGGCCGCACCGGACCTGTCCGACTCTTATGCGACTCTCGGTGATCTCGCCTCATACCTGGGAGAGGACCCCCCCGACGGGGCGGCCAAGCTGCTGGTCCGCGCCTCCCGCCGCGTCGACTCCGCCCTCATCGGCGCCGTGTATGACGTGGATGACGACGACCTGCCCACCGACGCCGACGTTGCCGCAGCTCTGCGGGACGCAGTGTGCGCACAGGTGGAGTGGTGGGACGAAGTCGGCGACACGACCGGTACCGGCGCAGGTGGGGCGTGGTCCGACGTCACGATCGGCAAAGTCAAGCTGACCGCAGGCACCAGCGCATCGGCCGGCACACCTCCAGGTCGGATGCGGATCGCCCCCAGCGCGATCGAAATCCTCCAGACCGCGGGCCTGATGCCCATCTCCCCGTACATGGTCGGCTGAGCGATGGGCACACTCCCCGCCTTCCTGCTCCGCGACACGGCCGTGATCGAGCCCTACGTGGGCCCCGGCGCCGTCTACGGCACAGCGCAGACCGCGAAGGCGCATGTGCAGGAGACACGGAAGGTTGTTCGCAAGGACGACGGCACTCACGCCGATGCCACACTCAACGTGTTCCTGCGGCTCGGCCCCACCTGCCCGGTCGGATCGAAGATCACCGTCCGCGGCACCGTGTGCACGGTCGTCACCGTCGACGTCAACGACACCCAAGGATTGCCCACGCCCGACCATCTGGACGTGTGGGTAGAGCGCTGCGACTTCCTCCCCACCGCCTCGCTGGATCTGATCAGGGGCACGACTGGCCGCAACGCCTTCCACGACATCATCGCCTCCACCACCCTCATTGCTGAGGCGCTCCCCGCGCACGTCATCGAAACCAAACAGGCCAGGCCTGGCCCCGAGAACCAGCGCGCGACGGTGGTTGAGACGTACACGATTCGACTCCGCCCGGGTGTCGACGTCCAAGAGGGCGACCGGCTCATCGATAGCGCCCGGGGCTGCACCTACGTCGTGCAGACGGTCGTGTGGTCCCCGTCCCCCCTCGCCGACGGCGACGACGTCCGCGTGACCGCCCGCCGCGTCACTCCCACCTCAACCGCCTAGGAGCATCGGATGGCTGAGCTGAAGTGGGTTCAAGGTTTCGCAGGCTCAAGCTCTGACGGCACCTATCAGATCGGGATTGCTGAGATCGACGCGGCAAGCGACGAGTTGCTCACTCAGATCGCCGCCGAGGTCGCTGCGGATGCCCGCCGCTTTGTCGCCGTCGACACGGGACTCCTCAAGTCCCGGATCGACTCCGAGCTGGTCGCGCCCGGTCGCGCCCGTGTGACCGCTGGCACCGACTACGCGGTTTTCTTGGAGCAAGGCACGTCAAGAATGAGGGCGCGCCCGTTCCTCCGCCCGGCCCTGTTCAAGCGTCGGGGGGTGTAGCGCATTGGGCACCTACTACCCATCTCACGACCTGGTCGCGGTCGCCTTCCTCCAGTCGCTCGACCTACCCGCGGACGGTATCGACACCGACCTGCCCCGCGACCCCGCCGACTGGACCAACCAAGGTTTCATCCAGGTCACCGCCGTCGGCGGTAGCACGGAGATTGACGTCCCGGTCTATCGGCCCGCGGTGCAGGTGGATGTGTGGGCGAACCGTCCCGGCTCCGAGTATCCGCCGTGGAACCAGGCCGGACACCTCGCCGCCGCGCTGGTCGCGGCGACGTATGACACCGACAATTTCGGTATCTCCCCGACCCTCCCTGACGGGTTCCGGACGGTGCGAGTCCTGACCGCCTTCCCGCTGTCTGAGCCTCGCCGCATCCTCGACGACCCCGCAGGGTTCGCCCGGGTATCGCTGGATCTCGCGCTGAGATGGGTGTATACGGCATGAGCAGGCGATTCGGGCTGTATGGCGAACACAGCCGCGACTTTCTGACCTACGGCGGGCGCATCCTCTGGCACGACGACGCCATACAGCTCGCCTACCTGTTCCCGGTCGGCACAGCCACCGTCCGCGAGATCCCCGGTGACGTGCCCGCCGAGCTGATGCTGCACGTCTCGCGGCATCCGGCCATGACCGAGGTGTCATGGCCGTTGACGCGTGACCAGTTCCGCAGACAGGCCGCATGATCTAGTCGGCGCTGAGTCGGCACCCCTCCTCTCCCAGGCGGTTTCGCCACCCTTGTCTCCGCAGCGCCCTCGGCGTCGCGGCTCGGCGCCCTGTCCGGGGTGTCCGATTGCTGAGCCCCGGTGGCTCGGATGGCATCACCCTTCCATGCCGCTAGGCCGATTGGGCCAGCGCAAGACCGAGGAGGTTACCCCATACCATGGGTGCCACTGCTGCAAACGTTCTAATGGGCGTTGGTACGCTCTACCGAGGCGCGTTCGGCGCGACCGAGCCCGCCGACACCGACATCAACATCGCCCCCGACTCCGGCTCCTGGACCGACGTCGGCGGCACGATGGACGGCGTCACCATGAACATCACCCAGGAATTCGCCGACATCGAAATTGACCAGACCGTCGACATCATCGGTCGCCGCCTCACGAAGCGTGACATGTCGCTGTCGACGAACATGGCTGAGGCAACGCTGGAGAACCTGGTTGTTTCGTCGAACTCTGGTGGCGCGATCACGACCGGCGTCGGCTACAAGAAGTTCACGCCGACCAACGATGTTACGGTCACGCAGCCGGTTTACGCCGCACTGATTTTCGACGGCTTCGCCCCGGGCGTGTCCAAGACGCGCCGTGTCATCGGTCGGCGGATGCTGAACACGGACTCCACCGAGATGGCGTACAAGAAGGCGGATCTCACGGTCGTGAAGGCGACGTGGTCGGCGCACTTCGTGTCCAACTCGGTCGCCCCTTACGTCATCGTCGACGAGGTCTGAGTCTCCTAGCTTTGCCGCCGCGGCGGACCTGAATGGTTCGCCGCGGCACCCCTCCCTCTCCCTAATCCCCGCGAGGTAACCCCTATGCCCACCACCGCTAAGCAGGCCAAGCCCGGCGCCGAGGCCGCATTCGAGCCGATCGCCATCACCTCCCGACCCGCAGACGCGGCAATCGAGATGGTGACCCTGTTCGAGATCGACGGCAAGGCCTACCAGATCCCCGCCAAGCCAGACGCCGGCCTCGCATTGCAGGTCGTCGAGGATGCCGTCGAGCACGGCTCCGTAGTGGCGGACCTGATGATGCTGAAGCGGGTCATCGGCGACGAGGGGTTCCAGGCCCTCAAGGATTGCGGCGCCCTCACCGGGGATCACCTTCGCAGGCTGTCCGACGCGGTCACTAAGATCACGCTCGGCGCGCTGGAGGATGAGGAGTCGGGAAACTCCTGACAGCGCGGGTCGTGCAGATCGGCTGGGTACTCGACTACCTAGCCGATCTAGAGTCCGACTTTTCCCGATTCCATCGCATCGACGACATGTATGCGATGTCGGGGCCGCGCTTCATGCGTTTCGCGTGGCGGATCGCCGCCTATGACGGGATGGTGTCGCGCCGGATTGAGGCGCAGAACCACCAACCCGAAGCGCCCGTGCAGCGGGAAACGGCCGCACCACGGCGTGCGCCTGCACCCGATCGCATCGCACAACTAGCACCTCCGGGCGCGAAGCTTGTGTCCGCCACGGAGCTGGCGTTCCTGCACCCTGGTCTTGTCGAGATAAGGAAGGCGCCTCAACCGGCGCCCGAATAACTAGATAACTGACATCGGTCACCTAGATGGGAAGGCGGTGGCCAATGTCATTCAAGATCGCAGATGCTTTCGTCGATATCACGGCGAAGGAAAACGTTGACGCCGGCAAGCGGGCCGCAGAGCAGAAGCTCAGCGCGATCCGCGACAAAAAAGTAAAGATCGACGCGGATATTGCGTCAGCGCGGGCGAACATTCAGCAGGTTGAGGCCAAGCTGGCCGCTCTGCGGTCCAAGAAGACCAGCCCCAAGGTCACTGCCGACATCGCCGCTGGCATGGCCAAGATCGGCCAGTTGCAGGCGCGTATGC